TCGCCAAGTTCCTCCAAGAGGGCGCGTCGATCAGCATTTCGAGCGATGGCAATGGCGCCTCGTCCAGCTTCGAATCGCTCGTGGTGAACACGACCCTGACGAAAGCTGCCGCGGTCGGTGGTCGGGCGCGCTTCGAACTGGATGCCAACGTGGCGCTCGGTTCGTGGGCGAATGCGCTGAAGGCCCAGTTCGAACTCGGCGCCTCGGGCAAAGTCACCGGCCTCGGCTCGGCGTTCGTCGCCGAACTGATCATGTCGGCGGGCTGCAACGAGGGCAACTACGCCCCGTTGGAAGTTGAACTCGGCATGCCCTCCGGTGCGTTGACGGGCACGGCGACGGCCCTCATGTATCTCAGCGTGTACGGTGACGACGCCGGTACGTTCGACAACGACGGCTTCCTGTTCAAACTGGCCGGCGTGACCGGCAGCGATGCGGCCCACATGTACGACGAGGTGACCGAGCAGGCCGTCCTCGCGCAGGCTCGCCTCCGGGTGAACGTGAATGGCACGACGTGGTACATCCCGCTTTGCGACACCGCGGCCCTGAGCTAAGCCCGTATGGCTGAACTCAACGCGGAGTTCTTGAGCAAGTTGAAGGCGTCGGCGGAGTCCCAGCGCCAGAAGTCGGCGGTGCAGATGCACCAAGCAGAAGGTGCTGCGACAATGATCGAACTATTGATCAAGCACCTGAATACGCCCGAGGATTCGACGGCGGTTCAACCCAAAAACCAGTAACTGAAAGGAGATCAACATGTCCGCTTCCCCGATGATCTACGGTGACATCACCCCCCGCACTGCGGCTCACGCCGTCGCGAAGATGCTTTCCCGTGGCGTTCCCCACCTCGTGATCGAGAAGTTCGGCCAGACCTACGTCATGCCGACCAAGAGCACCAAGGTCGCCAAGTTCCGGCGCTACAATGCGCTGGCTCTCGCGACGACCCCGCTGGTCGAGGGCGTGACGCCCGCCGGCCAACGCCTGACCGTCACCGACGTGACGGCGACCCTCGCCCAGTACGGCGACTTCGTTCCGTACTCGGACGTGATCGAAGACACGCACGAAGACCCCTTCCTGCAAGAAGTGTCGGGCATCCTCGGTGAGCAGGCCGCGCAGACGGTGGAAACCCTGCGCTACAACGTGCTGAAGGCCGGCACGAACGTGTTCTATGCGAACGGCTCCGGCCGTACCGACGTGAACACCCCGCTCACGCTGGCTCTCCAGCGCAAGGCGACTCGGGCCCTGAAGCGCCAGAACGCGCGGCAGATCACGAACGTCGTGGCGTCCAGCCCGTCGTTCCGCACCGAGCCGGTCGAGGCGGCGTTCATTGGCCTCGTCCACCCGGACGTGGAGAATGACATCCGCAACATCACCGGCTTCATCTCGACCAAGCAGTACGGCACGGTAACCCCGTGGGCCAACGAGATCGGCGCGGTCGAAGACGTGCGCTACCTGCGCTCGACGATCTTCACCTCGTTCGCTGGCGGCGGCGGCGCGAGCACCACGATGATCAACACCTCCAGCGTGGCGGACGTGTACCCGGTTCTGTACCTCGCCAAGGACGCGTATGGCATCGTGCCCCTCAAGGGCAAGGACAGCCTGTCCATCATGATCGTGAATCCGAAGCCGGCTCCGGGCGACCCGCTCGCCCAGCGCGGCACGGCCGGCTGGAAGACGATGCAGACCTCCGTCATCCTCAACGACGCGTGGATGGTTCGCGCGGAAGTCGCGGCGACGAACTAAGACCAGTGTCCCCGGTGAGTAGCCGGGGGCACTGCCACCATCACCTGAAAGGAGAAATCTCATGGCGATCACCCGCTCCCAATCCGAATACAACAAGCGCGCCCAAGGCCGCTTCCTCGACAGCGCCGCCTCGCCGGCTGCTGCCGTCCTCACCCTCGGCTTCACGCCTCGCGCCGTGGTGTGGGAAAACCTGACCGACTCGATCAAGTACGAGTGGTTCGAAGGCATGGCCGCGGACACCACGGTCAAGACCGTTCTGAACGGCACGCGCTCCCTCGAAGTCACCAATGGCATCACGGTGGACGACGGCTCGGGCAACCAGACCGGCGGCTCGGGAACCCCGGGTACGGGCACCAGCGTCATCACCGACGACACGAAGACGCAGCAAGTCGGCGAATCCCCGTCGGGTCTCGTGACCATCGACGCGGACATCGTGATCCAGAACAAGCAGTACACGTGGGTCGCCATCGCCTAATCGGGCGCATGGCGTGACCATCACCCCGCCTCCTTTACCGGGGCGGGGTTTTTCTTAGGAGGTACGCACATGGAGTTCATCATCAAGATCGAGGTGCTGGAAAATGGTTTTGAAGTAACAGTACCCGACGTGGCCAAGATGAAGGCGAAGGAGAAGCAGGCGAAAGCCGACAAGTATCCCTCGCCGTACATGGGCGACTGCACCAAGGAGTACGTCGCGAAGACCTCGGGCGAAGTCATGAAGTTCGTGAAGGAGGCCCTTGCGCAAATCCCCGAAATCGAGTACGCTGATGCCTTTGCAGCGGCATCCAAAGAGATGAAGGGGATGAAAGGTTAATCAACCAACAGAAGGAGGGGGACATGAAAACTGAAGTGAACGCAGCCGCCACAGGCGGCATTCTGGAGACCGAGACGCTGGAGGAGAAAGTTCTCCGGCTGGAGCGCGAGAACGCCGAGCACCGAGCCCGCGCAGCCGCGCAACTCGAAGATCGGCATACCGCGCCGGGCGTGGCGAACGAGTCCCGTTCGAGCGCCAATGAGCGGTTCGCGATCATCGTCGAAGAAGGCCGCGACGAGAATGACATGAACCCGATCTTCGTCGGGGTCAATGGCCGCGGATACTCGATCCGCCGCGGTGAAGTGGTGGAAGTGCCGGGTGAAGTCCTCGGTGTGCTCAACGACGCCGTCGAAGTGCGCTCGACCCCGTACTCGAAGGACGGTGTGCCTGCGGGCATGACCACCCGCGCGGCTCGCCGGTTTCCGTATCGCAATTACGGGAAGGTGGTCGATTCCGCGGGCAACCGCACGAATCTCGTACTGCCGGAGGGGGCTGGAGCCTAATACGTGAAGACCTCGGAACTGATCGAACACACCACCGGCCCGATGCTGGATGACCGGGCAAATCTTCTGGAGGGCGCGAGCGACGAGCTATTCGCAACCTCCACGGTGCTTCGCTACCTGAACGACGCGCAGATGAAACTCTGCCGTGAGGGTCTGGTGCTGGAGGACAAGAAGACAGCGGTGGTGTGTGAGATCACGTTGGTCGCAGGGAAGCAGGAGTACGATCTTCATCCCTCGATTCTGATCGTGAAGGCCGCGCGCCTGAGCGATTCCGACATTGACCTTGCCCGGGTGGGCTACGACGACAATCGTTGGCTTCCCGGGTTCATCGATTCCACTCCCGAGCATTGGGACGTGAACCAAATTTTCGTGGCAGAGCCCAGTCGTCCCGGTCGGTTCTCGACCGACATGGGTACTCGCACGATCCGGCTCGACTGTGAGCCCAACACCGATTCGGTCGGCCTCAAGGTGAAGTTGAGCGTGATCCGCCTACCGCTGGCGCCGCTTAGCGAGGAGACCGACAACGAGCCCGAGGTGCCCGAGCAGTACCATCTCGACCTTTGCCGATTTGCGGCAGGGTCGTGTCTCGCTGGCACCGCCGACATCGACGCCGATCTGCGCAGTCTCGGTCGTTCGTGGGTGTCCGAGTTCAACGACATGGCGACGAAGGCGAAGCGTGACAAGCAACGCCTACATCAGCCGCGTCCTCGTTTCCGTTTCGGTGGATGGGTGAATGACCGCCAATCAGGATAAGGACATCTTCGCGTTCGAGGAGTTCCTCGGTCTACGTAACACTGTGGACGTGGAGAACTTCGAGCCCGGTGATCTCAATGCGGCGCTGAACCTCGACGTGACCGACGCCAAGAAGCTGCGTCGGCGCCGCGGGTATGGCGCTCCCGTATTCGGCACCGCCGCGCATTCCCTCTGGAGCGACGGGGACAACGCCCTGTTCGTGTCCGCTGGCACTCTGTATCGTTTAAACGCCGACGAGACCTACACTGTGATTCGCACCGGGCTGGACAACGACCACATGGCGTACACGTCTGTCGGTGGTCGAGTTTACTACTCCAACGGCCAGCAATCCGGCGCCGTGGATGCCCACACCGACCGGTCATGGGGTCTGCCCATGACCACGATCCAGCCGACAGCCACACAGATCGGCGGGCTCATGCCGCCCGGCCGCTACCAGTACGTGGTCACGCACGTGCGCGATGATGGGCAGGAGTCCGGCGCGGGCATCGCCTCGACCATCGATCTGAGCATCGCTGGTGGCATCCGGTTCGACCTGATTCCGGTGCCTACCGACCCCACCATTTCGTCCAAACGGCTCTACCTGAGCCCGCCTGACGGTGACCGCATGTACCTCCAGATGGTGCTGACTCCAGACTCGGAGGAGGCCAGCGTGGTGGATTATCGGCATGGCACCGTGGCGCTTGCCACGCAGTTCCTCACCGCCCCGCCGGCCGGCACGATCCTCGCCTACTTCAATGGCCATGTACTCGTGGCCTCGGGCTCACGGCTGTACCCCAGCGAGCCCTACGCGCTGGAGCTATTCGACTACCGTCGTGCGCAGCCCTTCGGCTCCCCCATCACCCTTGTCGCCCCCGTCACGGATGGCGTATACTTGGGTACTGAGGGGCAGATCATCTACCTTGCCGGAAAAGACCCGGCGACGTGGGTGTTCCAGCCCAAGTTTTCGGTCGGCGCCATCCCCGGTACGCTCGCGTACACCGATGCTGCCAACGTCGATGAAGGACAAACTGGCCTAGCGGCTATCTTCGCGACGGCCGACGGTATCTGTGCTGGCCTGAGCGGCGGCTCGATCCGAGACCTGACCAACGACCGCTTCCGCTATCCCGTGACCAAAGTCGGCGCGGCGATGGTGCGAGGCTCCGATGGGATTGTTCAGTACGTGGCAACGCTGAAAGGCGCTGGCACGGTAAACAACACAGCGTCCTAGGACGTTGCACATATCTAACAAAGGAGACACACCATGACCCTGCGTTTCTCGTCTGCCCTCACCGACTTCCTCAACGAAGGCGGCTCCATGAAACAAGCCCTTGCCAATGGCAAACTGCACATCTACTCCGGCGCTCAGCCGTCCGATGCGGACTCCGCGGTCGCGGGTACATTGCTTGCCACGATCACCGACGCCGCTGGAGCGCACACCTCTGAGGTTCGTTCGGCTGGCTCCGCTACTCTTGCCGGCGCCTCGGGCTCGATCACCAGTATGACGGTGAACGGCGTCGAGATTCTCGGCAGCACGGTGGCGTTCGACACCGACCTCGCCACTACCGCTACGGCGGTCGCCACGGCGATCAACAACAACTCGAAGAACATGCTGTTCGTTGCCAGTGCGCTCGCCGCCAAGGTGACGGTAACAGCGAAGCCGGGTCTCGGCACGCTGCCGAACGGTTGGGTTCTCGTTACGACCGGCTCGACGATGACCTCGACCGACGTGAACATGGGCACGGAAGTTGCCGGTGTCCTCGCGGTGAACGGCCTGAAGTTCGGCGATTCCGCCGCGGGTATTCTGTCGAAGCTGGCAACCCAAGTGTGGTCTGGTCTCGGTCTGACCGACGGTGTCGCCGGCTGGTTCCGGTACGTCGGTTCGAAGTCCGATGCCGGCGCGGCCGATTCCAGCGGGGTCTACATCCGCGTGGACGGAGCCATCGCGACCTCGGGCTCGCAACTGAACACCACGAACACCAACATCGCCACCGGGGCAACGCAGACCGTCGGTTCCTTTACCATCACGCTGCCCGAGCAGCAGTAACAGGAGGTAGATCATGGCTGGCATCGTTCCCACCGTAGGTGAAGACCGCATCCTGCGCCGCGCGCTGGGTGACATCACGCCCGTCTCGTTCAACCTCACGCTGAAGCTGTTCGTCAATGACTACACGCCG